TAGAACTTTATTACCTAACGCAGTGTTTCTTGTCCCAGTGACGGAAGCATTGAGCGAGGAATCCCCCAATGCCACGTTGTTTGTACCAGTAGGATAATTCCCGTCCAGCTTAATCGTGCCGCCATCGACTGACAGGTTGCCAGCGACTGTAACACCGTCCGTGACTGCCGTACCCGTGATGTCTACGCCTGTGCTGGTGGTGGCGAGTTTGGCTGCGTTATCGTAGTAAAGCGTAACTGCGCCATCTGTATCAAACGTAGCCATCAATTCTGATGTGCCTTTGTCGATGCTTACACCTGTGCCATCACTTGTGAGGTGTAATTTGCCAGTGCCAACATCTTGAACGTAACTGTTGTTTGCGTTGTGGTAAATCTGTAGGTCAGACCCAGCACCGAAGATGGCTTTGCTGTTGTCCGCGAACGTAATGTCGTCGCCCGTAGAGACAGCAATGTCCGTGCCGCCTGTCGTGTTGCCGTTAGCAAGAACCTCAGACAGTTCGTTGTTTGCGCCAACCTGTGTATCCACATACGCCTTAATCGACTGCTGCGTAGCTAGGGCCGTCGCGCTATCGGACGCCATGTTGTCTTCGTCTAGGATTGCGGTCACCGACACGCTGCCCAAGCGCAGGCTGTCAAAGTACGCATTGTTAAAGACGTTCGCCGCTACCGCGCCTGTTCCCGCACCGTCAAAGTAAATAACCGCAGTCGTTCCCGCAGGAACCTCGTAGTCATTACTCGCGTTGTACGTGCCTTGGAACAACAAAATGCTACGTGAACCAGACAAGCTGTTGCGAACGTAAATAATCTTTTCCGCGTCATTTGGCGTTAGCTGCACGTAAGCTGTTGCACCTAAATCCGAGCCGTCATTGAAGATAACCATCCGATTACGACCATTGGATGCCGCGCCATCGCTGATAGGCAGTGTATTTGGTGAACCAGAAGACCCCGCCGAAGCAAGGGTGACTGTAACCTGACCGTCAAGGGCCGTGTCTAAAAGTTCAAGGTTTGTATTGGTTGTATTACCCCATGTACCCGACTGTTCACCAGTGGCTATGAGTTCGATACCGTTGTTTAATGTATATGTACTGGGCATGGTTTTCCCCTATGCTGCTATGTCATCCCAACTTGGAGTCTGAGACGGTGATTCGTCACTCCAAGAAGGGGTGGAAGATGGTGTTATTGAAGTATAACTCGGATTTTGATTTGGAGCAATCTGCGAGAGCGATGGATTTTGCGTTGGTGTTATCGGAGTATAACTCGGATTTTGATCTGGAATAATACGACCCCAGACAAGAACTGGACCTACTTCTCCTGTTCCTGCAACACCCGTGACAGAAACATCTGCATTGGCTGTGGTCGTAACAGAACCTACGGCCCCTGTCGCTTCAACGCCAGTAACCTGTATTGTTATTCCAAAAGTAACTGTAACTGTACCAACTGAACCTGTAGCTTCTAGCCCAGTTGGGGTAACGTTTGCCGTACCCGTTACCGTAACGTCACCAACTGAACCTGTGGCCTCAAGGCCAGTAACAGCTACATTTGCCGCAGCAGTTACAGTGACAGTGCCAACCGATGATGTCGCTGCCAATCCTGTAACAGAAACATTAGCTTCACCGATAACCGCAGCAGTGCCAACACCACCTGTGGCTTCTACACCCGTTACGGCTACATCCGCGTTGGCCTGCACCGTAACAGACCCAACAGCCATCGTAGCCTCAAGGCCCGTAACCGGAACATTCGCATCACCAGAAACAGTTGCCGTGCCAACAGCCCCCGTTCCCTCAACACCTGTTGGATATACATTAGCCTCACCAATGACATTGGCAATCGCGCCAACCTCACCAGTCGCTTCCAATCCTGTCGGGAAGACATTCGCTTCTGCTACAACCGTAACAGAACCTACACTCGCTGTCGCCTCTAGCCCAGTTACAGGAACATTTGCTTCGGCAACAACTGTGACTGAACCAACGTTACCTGTGGCACCAGCGTTGGTAATGGAGCCTTCATTCCATCCAAGTTGGCCCCATGTCCCTCGGCCCCAGCCAGATAAAGGGACAATGACATCTGTCATTAGGCTATCCGAATAATCGCGTTACTTGCGTCCGCTGTTGGAAAGACGATAGTAAAATCACCCGCCGTTGACGTTTTATCTGCGCCAAAATCCAGAACAACAACGCTAGGATCACCTGTCGCAGTATCGTTATAGATCAACGCTCCACGCGCCGTAATCGTCGCCGTAGAAAACGTCAAATCGGCAAAGTCTGCAAATGCGGTTGTGCCAGATGTCGTAGGCGTAACATTTGTCAATGTGCCGCCACCAGCAGAATAACCTGTACCACTTACCTCATTCGTAGCGGTATATGCAGTAGTTGAGGCATCAAAAGATGCACTGTTAGTATATAGCGCCAACTTAAAAGTATTTCCCGTAGACGCAGTAAAATCGTGTGTTGCAGTCATAAGCTCTTTTTTAAAGCTCGTGCACATAAAGTTGCCGGTAAAGGCCATGTCACATTCTCCTTATGAGTTCCGCAAGCTCTGAGTGTCCTGCGTCATTGATAGCGTTGTATATTGTAGTTCTATCACTTTTTACTGCTTCGCGTAAGTAGAACTCAATGACTTTTGTGATGTTGCGCTTATAGGCTAACGCCTGATCACGAATTGCAGGAGGGGCAGAATCTCCTATAGCAACTATTTTATCAGCACACCTTTGTGCAACCTCTTCAGGAGTAAAGCCACGATTATTCGTGGTTTTTACATCTACCTTAAAATCTTCTGGCAATCTTATATCCAAAGCAGGTATCATGTTTTCTCCCTAATAATAAGACCTGTGCGATACGCATCAGTAACCTCTTGAGACTCTCCGAAATTCTTAACACGAGAGAGTGCCTCAGTAAAACGCTGTGTATAATTCTGTATTAAATCGCCTTCACCCTTCATAAACGTATATGCTTCAATAAGAGATCCATACAACAAGGCTACTGACGCATTTGTACTCAACCATGTTGTTCCACTTCCCGCGCCAGCCGTTAAAGAGTTAGGTCGATAAAAATAATGAAGTTCAACAGCATAATTAGAATCGGGCGTTGGACCTAAAATTAAGTTATCTATATCAAATTGCGCATAATAACGAGGAGCACCAGTAGTTGCACCATTGGGGTTAAAAGACTGAACAAAGTTCACATCTTTAAAAAGCATAAACTCTTTATTGCTACCATTCGTAAACGAAAGACTAAATGGGGCAAGATAATCTGTAGGAAGCGCAAGATATTGATTGCTTGCGGTTAAAGTTCCGCTTTGATTTTTGCGAAACACATCTAACTGAGCAATTTTTAAAATACGCTCCTCTGCGTTTTTAATAAATATATTAAGATTGTTCACAAAGGTTGTCTCTGTGTTCTCAGTATAGTCTTGAATTGCAGTTTTTAGTTCATCGTATGTAAAACTCATGAGATCACCACTGTAACTTGACCCACATAACCGATGGTATTCATCTTATTCTGCGGGGTAGGAAATATATTGTCACCAACGCTCACAGAAACTGCGCCAGCTTCTGGATCGGGGCGCGGGTTTCGTAGTGCCTGTGCATCTGGACGTGCTCTAAGAGGTTCTAATTGAGGGTGCTTTGCTTCCCACTCATCTTTGCCTACTAAAAGACCATTCCACTCCTTTCGCATGTCATGCAATCGGTAGCGAAAACCTGATCGGTCAGAAATACCATATGCCCACTTACCAGTGGCATACTTAGACATAACGATAGTTCCTCAAGTCTGGCGCAACGCGGAAGGACGCACGATCACGATCTTCGTCCATTGCTCGGTTAAGTTCTTCTTCGTACAAAGCCTTGAGCATTTGCATGCGGTCTGGCGCACGTTTTACACTGATGTAATAAGCCAAACCCGCAGCAAGCGCGGGGTAAAACCGAAACGGAACACCAAGAGTGTTGGTGTATGTATCTGCGTCATCAAGTCGCGTCAAAGCATCATACAACACAACATCTGTACTATTGTCTGGCAAAGGCCACATTTTTAAAACAGGTGTAATTTGACGGTCCACAAAAAACTGAGTTGGGCGTCCCTGAGTTGTTTTTGTAGGAATATTCAGATATTCATCACGACTGATACGATCTAGGGCATAATCAGTCCCATCACGGCGCACAACAAGTGAAAGAACATCTATTACGTCAGTGCCAAGATCATAATCACCATCATTGGATGTAACCGTAAAGGATCTTTGTTCAATTGTCCATTGATTCAAGCCGCGATTGGCCCAATCCGCAAACATCAAGTTCATGGATCTTTTCGCGGTTTTTAGGTCATAACCAGTGCGGACTTCTAAACCACAACGCTCAAAAGCCTCTTCGATGTAGTCTGCTACATCTAATTCAAAGTCTGTTGAGCCTGATACGGTCATTTTTTATTCCTTTTAAGCGATTTAACGCGCTTCGGTTTGCCAGCAGGCTGACCAAGACGTTTCTTTTGAGATATTCTACTACGCTTTTCGCTTGATGTCATCTCCGAAGCTGTTTTTGGAGTTTTTGAGCTTACACGTTTAGTTGGCCTGCAATATGGAGTCCCGCGCTTTTCGCCCTTTTGACGCCCACACGCCTTGCCCGTGCGGACATCTTTCCAGTCCTCTTTAAACCACCGTTTGAGCGCAGCGCCCTTTTTTGTCTTACGAACAGCCATTACGAATAGCTCGTTACTTTGCGACGATTTGTCATTACCTTGCCGCAACCGTTTGCAATTGCTTCTCCACCACCCAACATACGGCGCACTGGGCGCTTACGATACTCGTTTGATGGCTCAATAACGCCACCCGCAGCCTTTTTTACGGGCTTTTTCTTACTTTTATTTCCCCAGTTACTAGCGCCCACTTTTCGACACTTTGCGATTGCTCCGCTTGCGTATGCGCTTGGAAAAACTTTGTACCTTGCTTTTACCTTTCGATAACATGCGTCCTTTGGCATTTTTCTTCCTCTTCATAGGCGGCTTCATTACCTGCTGCGCCATTTGTGATCGGCCTATAGCCATATTAACACTTCCAACGCTTACGAGCTTGCCTCAAGCGGCTGTTTGGATCTTTTGCTGCTTTGGGAAACTTCTTCATTTGACCTGCGGAACGCGCACAAAATGATTTACGCCGCTTGGCATCCTTACTGCCCGGCTTAACTTTACCTGTAACTGCGGTTTTTAACTTAGAACCGGGATTCGCTTTGCGATATGCCTCAACGCCTTTTTTAGTCATACCCGCACCAGCTTTAGTCTTGCGATAATTACCGCCCTTACCAGTGGTTTTGCGTATCGGATTCTCTTTTTTACGAGCCATTTGTCCAATCCTCGTTTTGTATATATACAAATTCCATTGACGCAGAAACATCAAAGCTAACCGACCCAGAGGAAGAAAATGCTCTCATCTCTAAGTCTGTTTTTTCTGTGAAATTTAATGGAAAAGTGTAAAACTGCTCATGTGCGCCATCTGTCAGGGTAAATCTTTCCTTTATCTGGAAGACTTCTCCGTATGGCCTAGCAACAAGACTCGCATTCAGAACAGCGGGTGTCTGAGTTGATGTGCCTGTGGATAAAGACATCTTTGTAAGAAAGGCTGTATATCCTGCGGGAACTGTCCAAAGACCCATCAATGTTTGGTTATCACCATCCCCATTTATGGTCAGGTAAATGTTAGCTGGAACTCCAGTGGTCACTGTGCCTGTTCCTGCGTAAATTGTGCCAGCATTTGCGTTACCACTACCCGCGCTGCGAACAATGCCACGATTGATCCGAAAGTACGATTTGGTAGTATTAACAGGCGTTTGTCCGTTTAATGTGACAACTTCGTTTATTTCGTTGTAGTCACCATCTAGGCCAAAAATTTCAACCGTTCTTGCACCAGTCCCTGCGGCAGTGTCGTTAGCCGAACTGCTTGATACAGTCATTACTGTAGCTGACGCGGGATAAGCGTACAGGCCACCTTGTTCCCAGATGGTTTCTTTTGAGTCTCCGACATCGTTGTTGTAACCAAACTTAAATACCGTTTTATGGCCCGTGATTTGACCACGGGCCACCTGTAGCTCAAATGGCTCAGATGTTCCAACTTGCGTTATGGAACGAAAGTTAGCCATACTCTTTTCTCATGTAGAGAATAATTGTGTAAGTATCCGCGCTTGTATGACCTATAGTGGTAAAAGCAACATCACCTGTTTTTCCAGCACCTGCGTTATTCGTCAGACCGCCAAAAACAGTATAATCATGATTGCCGCTTTGATTTTCACCTAGCTCAATACAAAATTGGTCAGAAGTTGCATCCCATAAGATTTGCACTTTCATACCAATACACTGCCACCAAATACGCTCAATAGCCACACCTGTACAGGTTCGACCTTGAGAGTCGGCAGATAACGCACTTACATCAACCTTAACAACTGCTGATTCACCAGTACCGTCAGAGATATTGGTGAACTTCATAACAGCTTTTTTGTCACCGTCGATAAGTGTTTGGGACGTTACTGCGTCAGCCATGATCTATCTCCTTATCCTGCGGAGACAGTCACAACACCTGAATTGCTCCATAGCTGCCCTGCGACAGTTGGATCAGAAGTTGGTAGGTCTTTGATAATCACAACGCTGTTTGTTCCATCGTGTGTGATAGAAATGTTCTCTGTGATTGCACCAGTTGTAGCGTTTTCATCAATTTCCTTGAATCCGCCTTTTGAGCGTACTGGACCGCTAAAAGTTGTGTTAGCCATGTGTATCTCCTGTCGTGGCTAGTGTCAGCCGCACCATGCGACTGTCAGGGATAAAATCAGAATAACATAATTAAGACAAAAAGAAAGGGGCAACCGAAGTTGCCCCAAGTCCAACAGGGAGGAGAACTAATGAAAAACCATCAGTCCTCCTTACTGTAACACACTTTAGGCTCCGGGGGAACCGAATACTGCGCGTGGATCACTAAAGCCGAAGCTATAGCGTTCACGAGCCTTAAAGCGCATGTTGCCTGTGTCGAAGTCAGCTTCCATGTTCGTTCTCATTGCAGAACGCTCAAAGTGCTTAAATCCGTTAGGCGCATCAGTTTTGATGAAGAACGCATCTGGGTCTGTCAAGAAGTGGTTAACAGTGTAACCCTCTGGAAGCATACCCATGTTGCGAATCGCGTTCACATCATTGTCTGCTGTGCCAACACGAAGAGTCGATTCCAACAAGCGATCTGCAACGAATTGCAGTTGTGGTGGAATGATCAACTTGGTGCCACGTAGAGCAATGATCATGTTGCGTTCATCAACGAAGGTAGAGATGTCAATCAAAGCATTCTCAAGCGAAGTTTCGTTCAAGTCTGCTGCTGTTGACGGCTCGTTGCGGAATGTACCACCACCCGCGAGAGGGTGATCAGTCGCGCAAAGCTCTTTACCATCGCCACCTGCAAAGTTGCTGTCAAACGCATTGTTAAGAACAGCAGCCGCTTTGACCTGCTTAGTGTGAGCCATAGAACGCGCAAGCGCCTTCGTATAACGTGCACCAAGACGATCATACAGGTTGTCTTCGATTGCTTCTTCGGTCAATGCGAATGCAAGCGCCACTGTTTCGTGTGTATAACGAGCAGTGTATGCTTCATTTGCATTGTCGAACTCAACGCCAGAACCTTCGGATTTTGTGGGAGCATTCCCAAATCCGACCAGCATGACCTCTTCTTCGAATGCACGGTCTGATGTTTCCGTATCGAAGATTTCTGCATGCTGATTCTCATAACGGTCATATTCCATACCGAATAGAGCGTTCAGGCCCGGCTCAAGTTCTTTGACGAGTTGGGAGCGTGAAATAGCCATAACTCAATCTCCTTATGCCAAGCCAGCGGTTCCACCGCTGAACAGGTGGTTGTTGATTTTTACGATCACGTTTGTGTTCGCGCTCGAAACATCGCTGTTCTCAGGGTCTTGAGAAATGTCGATGGCTTTCAACGGCAAAGTTGCAGTTGTTGCACCAGTCGTCACATCAAGCTCCATACGAGAAATACCAGAAGTGGTATCTCCAACTGGAGATTGATCAACAATGTCGAAATTACCAGCCAAGTCAGCCACAGGGAATGCAGCATCAGCTTGAATTTCAAATGTTGCACCCGGATCATCAATGACGTTTGCCATGATGTCAGATGCTGAAATGCTACCGGGGTAGCTATTTGAGAAAGTTGGCTTGCCAGTTGTTGGATCGGTATAGAAGCAACCGTTGAACACACCAAGGATCAAACCTGATCCTCCTGCGGCAACACGCTCAATACCACCACCAGTTACCATAGCAACAAGGTCGCCTTGGAAAATAGCGGTAGCATAGCCTGAAGCAATCCGATAACGGTTTTGCTGTTGTGAGCTAATGCTTGTACGAACTGGACGAAGGCCAAAAGAAGCGTCTTGGTTAGACATAGCTAATTTCCTTCAATTTATCCGCCTTTTCGACTGGAGCCGAATGAGACAGAAGATTTACGTTGCGGAGCAAGTTTCGGCATGGCTGGATTGTTTTCTTGCATCCAGTCATTGTCCACTGCGTCCATTTGATTTTTAGTCACACCTTTATAGTGATTTTTCCGCTGCTCAACCATTTCGACGGGCATTCGTGCGAGAACAAGACCGCCGTTGCCAATGACACCAGCGTTACGACCCTCGTCTACTACAGGTCCAATCCAATCTGGGTAATCCTCTGCGCGAACGAGATCCCAGCCTTCTTGCCGTTTCTTAAAAACGTTAGTTTTATCATCGAACTCCATCACAGATTCACGAATCCAGCGATGGACATATCCAATGGGAGGTTCAGGAGCGTCTAAGGCTGTACCGGGACGCCATTCCATTTTGCGCTCTGTGCGCTCCCGCGATTGTACTTCGCGTGATGTCCTGTCAACCATATCAATCTCTCCTGTTTTGCTCTAAGCGAGCGACTTCTTTTGCATATCTTTCCAGAGGAATACGCATTTTTTTGGCAAACGCCACTTGACCGGGTGTAAGTTCCACCGACTTTTTCCGCCCTGACTTTACAGACCGTCCGTTACCAGACGCAGGAGCAACGGTCTGGGCGTTGGACCGTTTATCCTTAAACTTATGAGGCATTTCCCTACGCATACGAGAGTCGATTTCTTTGTAGTAATCGTCGCTTGTAGGATCGTAATCTTCCTCTAATACAAGTTGCTCATGAATTGCTTGAGCAGCGCGGGTCATAATTCTATCTGACCCAAACCATTGATTCTTTTCCATCCACCTTTCCAGCTTAGGATCACGCTGTGGCTGTTGTTGTGGTGGTTGAACATATTGCTGTTGCGGGGCTTGAACTTGCTGCGCTTTTTGAGCTTCTTGCTCTTGATTTTGACGCGCAATCCTTGCTTTTTGCTCACTAACTTTTTCTTTTGCCATAGCAATTTTAGCTAGTGCCTGCTGTGCCTTTGCGACTTTTTCATAATCGCCAGCTTCATTTGCTTCCTGCAAAGCACGAGTGGCTTGATATTCTTGAGCGTTTAGACGGCTTTCCGCTTCACTGTTATATGCACCATTTAGTTGTTGCAAACGCTGCCGCATTTGCTGGTTTTCAGCTTGCACTTGCTGGGCGTACTGAACAGCAGCTTGAGCTTCCTCTGCTGCCTGCTTACGTTTTGCCGTTAATTGATTGATTCGACGCTGAACAGATTCACTGTAGCTATCTAGCTCATCGTCTCCTGAAGAATCTTTACGAACATTTGTTCGGGCTTCTTCTTCTTCGTCCGAAGACATTTCAATTTCAACGCCTTGATCGTCGTCATCAAAATCAACAGATGTAGCTTCCTCAATGTCTTCGTCTTCACGAATGTCTTCAGCCATAGCCATTTTCCTTGCTCTCCATTACCTTATACATAAGAAATGTCTTTTGGGTCAAGAATTGTTGCGATAATATTATCGTCATTTATAATACGAACCTCAAGACCTTCCACTTTGAACCTATTTCCAGCATATCTTCCTATAAGAACCCAATCCTTTTCATTACACCAAGGACCATTTGGGAATTTTTGGGAATCTTTATATGCGTCTGGACCCAACTTAACCACATAAGCGGCTACAGTCGCAAAGGCTTCACGGTCACGAACCTGATCTGGAACGTACAAACCGCCTTTTGTTTGCGCACTTGGGTAATAGGGAATGATGAGAACACGATAGCCTGTTGGCTGTGGCAATCTCTCTAGTGCAGATGTTTCCATTTGAGATGGATCATCTTCGTTTTTGTTTGCCGCACCTTTACCAAAAGCATTTTCTATAGGTTTTGGCATTTCTGCGTTTTCTTTTATTGCCTTTCGCGCTGCCTTTGCAACGTGATCTGGCACAAATAACTTATTAGTCATCTGCGTACTCTATGCCTTTCATCGCGGTTTTGATTTCTTGTTCAACGTAGGACATTCCGCGTATTTCGCCTACGATGTACCGATACTCGTCAAAAGCCTGTATCGAACCATCCGCGAGCTTGTCTTTCAGACGCACATCGCGCTCACGTATGTTTTTCAAGAGATATTCTGCAAGATTTAGTGCGTCCATACCGCATATAGTATGCGATTATTTGGAAAGCACAAGTATAATTACCATAAAATCAGAAAATACCTTGGAATCTCTGGGGTCTAGCAATTCTGCTAAACCTGCTAATCACCCCACCGTTAGCTTTTTTTACTGGTTTTCTTTTTGGCTGGGGCTTTTTTGACTGCTTTTTTGGGCGTGACTTTTTGGCTTGGCTTAGGGCTATCGCCACTGCTTGCTTCTGCGGACGCCCCTCTGACTTTAGCTTCGATATGTTCGAGCTTATCACTTGCCGACTTGATCCCTTTTTCAACGGCATTACCAACCTCCTTTGCTGCACGTTTTGCAGAACGAATTTGCTCTACAATTTTCTCCCTAACAGATGAACTCATTTTACCGTCCTTTCATTTGTGCATTCACCGCAGCAATATCTCTCTGGGTCTGAATGCGTTCTTCAGCAACGCGGGAACGCTCATCTATAGCCTTTTCTTGAGCATCAATACGTTGCTGCGCGATTAACACATCATTGCGCTCTTTCTCGCGCTCCATCTCCTGACGTGCTTCAAATTCACCTTGCTTACGCTGCATATCTGCGGCCTTCAGTTGCAATTCTTGCTGTCTGATTGCCACTAGCGGATCTTCCGTTTGGCCCTCTGGAGACATAGCCTGCACAAGTTGCTCTGTCATATCCGCCGCTATTTGTGCGGCCCTTGCGTCTATTTGAGGCTTGAATTGCATCATCATCATTTGCATTGGGTCTTGTGGCATAGGCCCTTGAGGTCCCATTTGTGGGGGCTGCATTTGAGCTTGTTGTTGCATCATCTGCATTTGCTCTGGTGGAATCTGAGACATAACTTCCTGTTGTGCCTGATTTTCTGCAAGCATTCCAATATGCTCTTGAATATGCCCTTGGAGCGTAACAAGAGCCTGTGGATTCAACTGCATCGCAGGTGTGGACATAATCGCCATGTGTGTTTCAATGTGCGCCTCATGATCTTGATCAGGAAACGCCTGCAAAGGAGCGCCCATGAGAGCGTTTTGATTCTCCTTTGATGGATTCATTGGCTGAGGCTGTGGAGGAGGCGGCAATATCGCATCAATGTTTGTTACGCCTAGCGCCTCATACATCTTACGATAAGCAGCATACAGCCCCTGTGGGCCACCATGTATCTGTGGATTAGACTGAACTAACTGTAGCTCAGTTTGCGCCAAAGCAATCCGCTGTGACATCGAAAAAATGTTTGGATCAGAAACTGGCAAAACATCAATTTGAGGTCCAAAATCCTGCACAAAAATCTCAGGACCCATCTGCATATCTGCTTGATATGGATATGCCTGCACCGTTTCTGCAAAAATCTGAGCCAGAAGTTTGAACTCAATCTTTTGTGAGTAATGAAGACGCTTGTGAATCGCGGACATAACCTTTGTCCCGCGCTCCATAATCGCCATCGTTGTGCCAACGGGCGTTTCACCGCCCATCTC